TAATTCTTCTTCTGACTGATAACCTGGCAATATATTGATCTTATGGCTGATGGAGATTTTGAGATTATTGGAGTCCAGTGTTACATCAAAAATGACGACCAAAAAGCTAAAATAGCATCTATGTCAAAGGGCGACACCGTTACTTTGAAAGGAAAATGCACAGACGTTGGAGAAGTTCTCGGATATTCTCTCGATATTGAAGAAATAGAATAAAAATAAAAACCGCCCCGGCATTGGCGTACCGAGGTGGCGTTTATACATCTCCGAAGAAATGTAATATTCTGGCAAAACATATTGTATCATCTTCGGAGCAGTCGGGCAAGACAGAAAGTTTGTTCGGCTGTTATTTTTATACCTAAATACAGCTACAGAAAGAGGAATAAAAATGGCGAAGAAAAGAAAGAAATATCCAAAACTGCCGAATAACTTTGGCTCTATCCGGTATCTTGGCAAGAATCGAAGAAACTGCTATGCAGTGCACCCACCGGCTACACTGGATGCAACCGGAAAGGTGGTCCGTCCACCGGCGATCTGCTATGTTGACGACTACCTGAAAGGGTTTGCTGTTCTGACAGCATACAAGGCCGGGACGTACAAGCCAGGTATGGAAAAGGAACTTGAGATTGCCCCTACAACTGACATAGATGCTCTTATAAGCCGCTTGATTGCTGACTACAATACAATCAAGGGTGTCGAGGATAAACACCCGGAAATCAAGAAATTGACGTTTTCAGAGGTATATAAGAAGTTTTACGCATGGAAGTTTCCAGAGGGTTCAAAACTTTCTTATAGTTCAAAGATAGCTTACCAGACCGCTTACTCAAACTGCACGGCTCTGTATAATCGTGTATTCGAGGATTTAAAAGCACCTGATCTGCAAAAAGTCATTGATGACTGCCCGTTAAAGCGTCAGAGTCTCATGGCGATTCTTACGCTGTTCAAGCAGATGTATAAATATGCTGTTTACTCAGAAATTGTAACGGAAAATAAGGCACTATACGTCCATGTCAATGCTGATAATGACACCGAACATGGAACGCCCTTTTCTGATCAGGAGATGCAGGTGCTGTGGAATAATACCGGCGATCCAGAAGTGCAGCTCATTCTTATTATGTGTTACTCCGGCTGGAGAATCGGTGAAGTGCTAAAACTTACGACCAACTTAGAAGAAAGATACTTCCAAGGCGGTATCAAAACAAAAGCCGGCAAAAACAGAATCGTTCCGATACATCCTGCTGTATATCATTTTGTTGAACAGAAAGTGCTGACGCAAGATGGAAAATTATGCGTGTATACTCAGCAGCACCACAGAAAAGCGTTATTCTATCCTACACTGGAACGTTTAGGAATAGTCGGTGATCCGAAGCACACTCCGCATGACTGCCGGCATACATTTTCTGCCCTGTGTGAAAAATATGGAGTCAGGGAGAATGATCGTAAGAGAATGCTCGGCCATTCTTTTGGTGGAGATGTTACAAACGCGGTATATGGACACAGGACATTGGAAGAACTCCGTACAGAGATTGAGAAAATAAAAGTCCCATTTGTGACTAACTGTGACTAACGGAATCTTATTTTATCAATTTTATTCATCACAATTCAGAACATAAAAACGCGTGAAACCCTTGTAAAATCAACATTCTCAGCGATTTTACAAGGAGTTCACTCATTTCATTTTCATTATTCTAATTGTATTCAATTAGGGCATTAATTAGAACTATGCAAATGTCAGAAAGTCCTTTAAATACAGTACTTTAGAGGATATTCAATTAGGAAATGATTTTTTTATTTGTGACTAACGTGTGTCCAACGAACTAATAGGATTTACAAAACGAAATGATACAATATGTTATAAGAAGCATGATTCCCGGGGTACTATCCCCGGGAGCTTTTATTTATGAATTTCTGAAATTCTGGTAAATACGCCCTTCGGGACAAACTCAAATACGAACCCATCATCATTCGGGTACGGGATTCTGACGAAGTACCATTTCAGCCCGGAACTGTCAGTTTCTGTGTACTTCATTACCTCTACAACTGCACCTTTTTTCAGCTTCGGAAACAGTTTAGATGGACTATTTTTGTTTGATTTTGTATAACATTTTGTGTCTTTTTTAATCTGTGCAATGTAGGCTCTGGTGTTCTGTTTTTTGACTGTATCTGAGTCTGAAACTGGCGTTGTATTTTTAACTAAACTGTAATTTGGGGTGCAGAATTTTGTTCCCGGAAGGTTACTGTTGTAGTAACTTTTCTGGCATACACCACCGCCATTTGCGATAATTGTAGAGCCACCAGAAGTGTTTCCTTCGACTGTCCAGAACCGATCTCCTGACACTTTTATTACGATTCCGGTGTGTGTAAATGTGCCATTTCGATAAAAAATAACAATATCTCCAACTTTTGGATTGCTGTTCAGAGTAAACAAATCTGCCATTGTTGGGCAGTAAACGTATGGCCAGTGTTTCAAAAGCTTCTTTGCTGTGTCTAAGCCAAACGCCTTCATCATGCACCATGAAACAAACGCTGCGCACCACGGCTGCCCCTGATAATCCGGCTTAATATCTCGCCAATATTTTGTGTAATTATTTTCTCCGGCATTTGCTGTCTTGCTATCAAGCTGACTATTGCTTGCCTTTTCAAGATATCCGATTTCGTTCTTTGCAATCTGGATTAATTTGTCAATTGCGTTCATGCTCTTATCCTCACTTTCTGGAAAATATGTTTTCAGCGCATCGTAAACAAATTTCTGCCTGTCCTTATATACTCCCACTTGATTCCCTGTGTCCGTCTGGCAGGCTGCATAGAGATTGTCCAATGTATATGGTTTCTGAGTCTTTGCTAGAATCCGGGTTACTGCCCCTAGTCCACCTTGGTGCCTAAAGTTCACGCACATAGCTTGCGCTCTAGCATCCGTAACGCCCTGTTTAAGGGCTTCATCTGCATATGTGGCTAATTGTTCATCCATAAGACTATCTTGACATTTAACGCCGATTTTGGATGATATAAGCTGAACGATTAAATTGGCGAACTGGCTGCTTCTGGAAATGTTAAAGCAAGACCAGTCTACCTCCTGCACCTGCTCCCATAATCCGATACTGTCCAGTCTGTCCCATTGTGCCGTATCTGCATCATGAATCCGTTTCAAAAGTGTTTGTGCTTCGGTTGCGTACCACTGTCCTGCCCCGATTGTGATTGCGTGTTCTTTAGAAGAATTGGTGTAGGCTTCTGTGAAGTCCGAATAATCCTGCTGTCCGTAGACCTGCCCGCCGGTCTCGACTGCATAAATAATCTTTCTCAGGACGTTCTTTTGTTCAGTTGTCATGTTACCTGCTCCTTTCGCAAAGATTCTTACCTAATTCTGATTATAGCATTTAGCGTTAAGACATCTCTGTACCAATTTAAAAATCCGACAGGTGATTGCCTGCCGGATAATGCTAAATAACGTATTTATGATGATTGCATCTGACCGACTCTTGATTAATCTTTGCATAAATCATAGTTGTATCAAGTTTCTCATGTCCCAGCATCTTCTGCAGGTCCGTAACATTCATACCTCTTTCAAGAGTAATTTTAATGAATTAAATGGGAATACACACTATTGCTGTATGATTGTTTGGTTGTATTTCCGCCACGGCTGCCAAATTGCAGGTTGTCCAGTTTTATCTCTGACGAATACTTTACCTGCGCCAACGATCACAATCTGTACTTCATATGTTTGAAGCAGGACGAGAGCGCCATACCAATTTTCGTTTGAAATTCCCGGAATTACAACACCTGCCAATTTATATACACCAGGCTTTTTACCGGATGAAACACTATATTCTTCCAAAGAATTTGTACCGGTAATCGTGCCAAGAGAGGCATTACTATTTAATTCATTAATCGCTCCCAGAATTGTTTTGTCGTTCGTCTGAAGCTTCTCGAATACTTTGTCAGCAATTTTTCCAAGTACCCAGTCTGAAAGAGTAGACAGTGAAAGGCGTTTATTTGCCTTCCCTGCCGTATCAAGTGTCATAATCTCATCATTATCAGCTACTGTAGTTTTTATAGTATAATCTGTCCACTTTGGCATAATTGTTTCCTCCTTATACTAAATATTTGTCCCGGATATATTTCTTGACTGCATCAAGATGAGCCTGTACATCGTCATTCATCACAAGGAAATTGCCTTTGTTGTTCTGGCTGACAACTTCTCCTGTTTCCTCGTTTACCTCGGAATAGGTGTAAGCGATACGGCTTCCCTCTCCTGTGCTAAGATTCATAAAACTTGTAAGAATTTTTTTCATTATATTTTCCCCATTTCGTCAATAATGTTTTCCCTGTCATTAAAAAGTTCCTTTTCATAATCTGGTTCTGATACTTCAAGGCTTTCGCCGTAGTCTGGTTCTGGCATGTCTGTGTCTATCGCCCTGTCATAAGCTGTCTCACTCGCATCGGCAAACCGCATATGCTCATAGTCAGCTTGCCGCGCTTTAATTTCGAATGCAAATTTAAGTCCCGGAGTGCCTTTAACAATAAAATACGTCTGTTCCTTTTTATCTATCCAACAATCGCCATCTCCTTCCTTTTGCAAGAAAACATAGTATTCAATCCCTACATTGGTAGATTCTTGAAAAATGTCGTCTATGTCTATCAGGCATGTGCCATCTTCCGATATGGATGCTTCTCCAATATCTCCGAATATAGGGGATGCCATTTCGTAGCAATAAAATGCCTGTGTGCCATAGTTTTTTGTTGGAAGAATCCTCTTCTTTGTTCCACGCACACTTAAATCCGCAAGGTCAGTGCCTGTGCCAAGGCTGTAAAAGTGTCCACTGGCTTCTACATGTGTACCTGCTTTAACTTTTTTTGATGTCGAAACACTGTCTGCCGAAACGCTGGTGCCAACCGAGACTGAGCTTGCGTGTACAGTTCCCGTATAAAGATTGATTCCTCTAATTCGTGTTCCATACAATGTGCCGTGCCCTGGCACATATACTCCTGTATTCGTCTCTGAATAGATTTCCCCAGCTGAAGCGTCTAGCGTTACTTCTCCATACGTGCCACTTGCTGAAAGCTTTCTATATCCAACTTCCCATCCTGCCAAATACCCTGTGTCAATATACGAGGCATTCAGATACACCTTATTATTATAAAGATATAACCCCTGTGTTTCCCCGTTGTTGGTTAATTTATTAAAAATCTCCAACTGTGTCATTTCACTGGCATCTTTTCCATCCTGTCCGTCTTTGCCTTTTTCCCCGTATACGCCAATCACACAAGGAAGTGTTGTCGTCTTAGCCCCGTTTGTGAAGAAAGTCTCCTCATAATTCCACAGGTATCTATTGTCCTGTGTTGGAATCTGCACGGTTTCTGTCCATCCAGAACTACTTGTTGATACACCAGACGAACTGGACGTAGCGAGATAATGCTGTACAATCTTCGAGATTCCATTTCCAGTATCACCTTGTTTTTGCTTCACAACTACAAATTCTTTCTTTGCGGTCATCCCATTGTAAGTTGCAGTTGCTGTGATTGTGCCACTGTCCACGGACAGTCCAGAGACCGTGTACGTTGCCCCTGACGCAGAACCACTTATTCCGTTTTCCGCAGAGAATGAAATGTTTGACTGCGCGGTTACGTTTTCAGCGCCATATAACACAGTTACCGTAGTTTCGCATGTAGGAAATGTGGTATATTTGCCGGACGAATCTGTTGGGATTCCCTGGAATTCATTTGATAACAGCACATTCAACGTTGCATATTTTGTCGCGATTTCTGTTGCAGTATTGGACGCGGTATCTTTTGCTATTTCAGAGACAGCTTTTCCTTTTAATGAGAACTCTGTCGCAGCGATGTGCACCTTTCCACTATCATCAATATGGAGAGTGATTTGGTTATCACTGTCAATAACCTTAATTCCTTTCGCATTGATAAATTTGCCTGCCAAAACGCCTGCAAGGATGTAATTTGCATTGATATACAGTTTCTTGTCCTGTATATAAATTCCCTGGTCTTCACCGCCGTTCGTCAGCTTATTAAATACTTCATCCTGTCCAAGGCTTGTATCATACTCTTTGACTGCATTATCAATGTCGGTTTTGTCCACATATTTGAAATCAATCCAGTCAGTGTCAGTAAATGTACCATCCGACCGGCTTCTAACCGCTGTTTTAATAGAAGCTTCGCCGTCTGCTTTTGATGTGACCCAGAAATCTCCCATGTTGTACGGCGGTTTAGGTTGTTCGAAATAAACTGCTGCTTTCCCATCAATCTTATCAAACAGATAATCCGGGGCTTTCTGTTCAACCCATTCATTTCCGTCCCACCGCCAGCGCGTGTTAGCGTTATTGGCGGTATTCTGCCAAAGGTCTCCTTTGTGGATATATTTGCCTTTTTCCCAAACAATTAAAATCTCATTTCCACCTACGTCCAGAATGGAATTGCCATCAACATCTGTCCACGGAATCTCTTCTGTTTCTGTCCATTCAAGCGCCGGGTCTGTATCCTGGCTCCAGGTCTGAATTTTGCCGTCAAGCTGCTCTTGGAGACTTTCAATCGTATCGGCAAAAACGCCCTTGATAAAGGCTGTAACTGCTGAATCATCTGTATACTTAGATGCTCTCACCCAGTCATCGGCGTCATAGCTTGCGCCCTCTGCCTTTGCCTTTTGACACTTAAGAATGTCCCCTGTCTTTCCCTGAACCCATAAATCGTCAATATCGTAAGGTGGAACCGGCTCTGCTCCGAAAATTCTCTTCTTTGCATTTGCCGTGTTTTGTGCCTGCGCCGCATCAGCCAGAGCTTTGACCACCGCAGTGTCTTTTACATAATCCCACTTGTATTCGCCATTAATCTTTGCATATCTGTAAGCCTGTCCACCATATTCTTCGTTGTTTACAATATAAAACAGGTCGCCTAAGTGCTTTTCTTTAGTTGTGTCATCTGTCCAAGTGGACGCCGGTTCATTATTGCCATCAGGAACATAGTCTCCAAAGAATGCTTCTATCTGTCCGTCAATCTGCTCCTGAAGAACTTTAATCTGCGGAGAATATACCTCTGTAATAAACTTCTCAACCTCGGCATTTGCCACGTTCTCAGGCGTTTTTCCTTTGATCGTGAGTTCTGTAGCATTAAGATTGACAGCCCCTGTCTCTGCGTCAATGCGGAATGTAATATTGCCGTCATTGTCTTTTGCCGTGAATCCCCTAGTGTTAATCCAGTCAGACTGAATGCCGATAACATACAGAATGTTCAGCACTGCATCACCGTTGCTGTCAAATCCGGCTTTCCAAGTCCGGCCTCCGTCTACTGACAAGAAGAATCCATCAACACCCGTCTTGTAGATTACTTTAGAATCAGCAAGCGTAGGCTTGTCGTGACGATATGATACCGTCGAGCCGTCTGCCTGAATTTCTTCCGTATAGTAGAATCCAAGGGTGTTGGCCGCCAGTTCGTTCATTTGCTTTAATTTTGCGTCATAGGCAGTAATCTTTTTCTCAGAATCTTTCTTTATGTTGTCGACCTCGACCTGCATGCTGTCTGGATAGTCAGCATTGATGTCTTCCATGCTCTTTGCATTACAAGAGAAGCTTGTACTGCCAGAGAATGCGAAGTCTACATCTGTCAGATATGAATAGTAAATATTGCCTTTAATGTCGGAAAATGTAATTCTATCTCCAAATGTGGCGTATCCTATTGCTATGCTGTCACAAGAGAATGGTCTTAATCTCATACCAACAAGTTCTTTTCCGATCAGGTCAACACCCGTCTGTTCATTGTCACTCAGAAGCTTGTTGTCAATCGTGATGACATATCCGTCTGTACCGTACTTGTATTCCGTCTCATTATCTGTATACTTGACCCCAGTAACAACTACATCGTCAACATCATAGGTAAGGTTATTGATAAAATTTGGCTTAAATCCTTTTCGCTCGAGAATTGTCTCAATCTCGTTACTATCAATGTCAAGAATAGTGTTTCCGTTAATGTCGCACCATGGAACTGTTTCTAAGGTAATAGTGTCTGTACCATCGTCAAAAGTGATGATTCGCAAATTATCATTCTCGTCAATGCGAGCGTTACCACCTGCCAAAGCTGCAACCATACCGATTACTGCTCTGAAAGTGGTGTTCTCCGGTTTCTTTTGTACCTGATAGTCTGCATTTTTAAATACTGCATCACCCAGCACAATCCCGGTCTGCTGACAGGCATCTTCTAAAACCTCTCTGACAGAGCATGGGAAAACAAGGTTTGTATTGTAGCCTGTCTCTGCCTTACTCATATAGTCCAGCAAAGTGAGATTAATCTCATCGGACGTGGCAGGTTTTTTTGATACAATGAATGTGCCGCGGCGAATGGTTTCCAATCTATCAGACAGTTGCAAATTTAAAAATAGGGTGAACTGTGCCCCGACAAAGTTGTAGTCAGAGAACCTATCATCATCATTGACCAGTGCCAATGTTGCTGTCTTTTCAATGGCTACACCTACCGGGAAGTCCCCGGAATCAGAAGAATCTACAATGCCGTTTCCGTCAAGGTAGAAATCTTCTTTTTCCAGGTTTAAAGCTGTCCCATCACGCAGCACCGCATTCGCCGTAACATAATAGTTACTATTTAAGAGAGATTCTGTTTTTAACTGATTTGTAACATTAATCATACCGGTCGAATGCTCCTTACATTAATAGACAAATCTGTCCACTTTTCTTCCCCATCTTTCAGAGTTTGCGCTGCCATGTTGAAATTAGATGCATAGAACGTCTTGTCAATCCATTTGCCGGGGGTTCGAGGATCTTTGTGATGAAATGTGAACTGACTTTTGTTGATCATAGAGTTGAGAATCGTTGCAATCTCTCCCCATTTAAGTTCGCCCCATTCCATGTCATACCCAGCAATGGTTCCCATTGGTGTGTTATGCATAACAAGGTCCTGACTTCTCTTAGAGCTTTCCGTTGATGTAGTTGCGAACACCGGCTTATATGTATCAGGGGCCTTTATAGTGACCCCGTCAATTTTAAACTGCTCCTGTGCCATTTACACACCTCCTAACAAGAATGGATTCTGACCGCCATTTCTGCGTCTCCTAAGCTCTGCTTCATCAATGATAATGTCTAATAGTTTTCTGCCAGATGCATTGACTGTAACATTGTAAGTGTTTCCATTTTCCTGTCCTTTCCCTGACTCTTCCCGGACGATCTGTCGCAACAGGCTTTCCGGTGCTTCTAAGTTATTGCCTTTTTTCTGGTCACCTAGTACTGCAAGGAATTCTGACCTTGGTGGAATAACTGCACCACTAGCCAGATATGGGATAGTTCCGATGCGTGGAAATGTTGCATGAAATCCGATAGTCTTTGTACCAAACGGTGTTGGAACAGTCCAAGGCCCGAAAGAGAAAGCAGATTCAATTCCGCCAATTGCATTATTAATCATTCCAACTGCATTATTAACAATGCTGATTGCCTGATTAATCGGAGCTTTAATGAAATCCACGATGCCTTCAAATGCAGATTTGACTGCATCTCTGGCAGCATTAAACTTATTAGTGATAGCATTTTTTATCGCTTCTACTTTATTAGAAACAAATGTAGTTACGTTTTCCCATACTTGAGATGTTTTATTCTTTACGCTATCCCACACGCTCGCAACTTTTGTTTTAATTGCATTAAATACTGTGCTGGCTGTGGATTTAAGAGAGTTCCAAAGGCCAGAAAGTGTCTTTTTGATTGCGTTCCAGATTGTTGAAGTTAATGCTTTAATCGCATTCCAAGCAGTGCTGATGATGCTCTTTATTATGTTCAACGCGCCTTTTGTTACGGTTTTAATTATCTCCCACGCACCCGACACAACATCTTTGATAAAATTCCATGCTCCATCCGCAATCTCTTTTATTCCCTGCCAAGCCAGTTCCCAGTCTCCCGTGAAAACGCCGACAAGAAAATCAATAATTCCACTCAGTGTATCTGCTACATCACCAATTATTTTGATTAATGATTTTATAACTTTTATTACTACGGTGCCTACAACGTTAATTATTTCTGCCACGACCGGAAGTAAATTCGCGATTATCCAGTTAATTAAAGGCACTAACACCGACTCCCACAGAAGCTTCAGAGAATCAATGAGTTTTCCGAGGAATGTTTCTATCTTTAAAATCGCGTCCCCTAATGGTCCCTCTAACAGCCCTTTGATTTGTTCCGCCAGTCCTTGTAGCATCGGAAGAATGTATGTGTTATATCCGGTTATCAGAGTTTCAAATATGCTTGATAATCCATCTGCTATAGAATCAAAGAACGGTTTTACATGTTCATCGTATAACCTCGATATTGCGTCACTAAGATTCTGAACAACTGTCAGGACTCCACTCGTGACAGTTTCTATTACTCCGAGACTGCCTTCAATCGCTGACTTCAGAATGTCTTTGTTGTCGATAAAAGGCTGCGCAATCATATTCAGGATATCTCTGCCAAGTTTTGCAGCCGTTTCTGTAAGAACCATTCCAATTTCAGCAAAGATTCCGATTAAATCGGCAGTAATCTGCTGCGCAGTTTCTCCGCCGAAAACTGAGAAAACATCGGCGAAAGCAACTGCAAGATTTCCTGCGATCTGTGAAATTTCAGCGCCGATGTTGAACATATCTATCAGATAATTCTTTATTCTTTGCGTGTTCTGCTTTAAAAACTTTTCAATTCCGCCTATAATGTTTTGCGCAATTGTTAATCCGATTCTGGCAAACGAGCCGGCAATTTGTCCAATTGCATATGCATATGAATCAAAAAAATTATTTGCTGCTTTGGTAACTTCCGGATCAGTGAAGATATCCTTTAAAGATTTCCATATGGAATCAAGATCCTTTTTTATTCCGTCAAAAATCGGCTCGTAATCTCCTAACCCATCCCAGAATCCTTTTGCGATTAACTTAGCCAGCTGTTTAAATCTGTCAATTATCTTCTTTAGTGGTTTCGACATTTTGTCAAGAACTGTCTCACCCTCTGCCAACTTTCCGTAATCAACATTTTGTACAGCATCTTTCATCTGATCTGGAAGTCCGCCGGTTGCGCCCGGCGCTTTTGATGATGAATCCGTACTTTTGTCCGTTGAATAATTATTTATTTCATCTAAAGGGCTAAGATATCCCTTTGCTGCTTTAGTAGCTTTCTTAGTTGCGTCCGCTGTATCATTTGTTGCATCTGCCAGCTTTTCGGCATTGTCGGCTGCATCTCCGTATTGGTCGGCTGTATCAGCTATCGCATCTGTTCCGGCAAGACCTGCGCCACTTGCACTTGTCTGGCCAGATGATTTCTTTCCGGTGATTAACTCCGTAAATGATTTGAAGGCATTTGCTAGAGTTGCCAGTTTGCCTAGCAAGATATTAATAACTTTCAGAACAGGAGTGAAGAGATTGATTAACCCCTGTCCAACTGTTGCCTTGAGAGATTGCAGCTGTAACTGCATCACTCGCACTTGGTTCGCCCATGAGTCAGATGTTCGGATGAAATCACCAGATGCAGCCGATAATTGTTTCTGCACAAAAGCCAGACGGAGAGCAACCTTCTCCTGTTCGGTCATTTCAGATGTGGTTTTTCCGTAGCCATTTGCAAGTGCATACTGGTCAAGTGCGCTTTGCGTAAGGACCACGCCCAAATCTTTCAGCGTTTCCGTTTCGCCCGTAAACACTGATTTCAGCTTGATATAAGCCAAGTCCTGACTGATGTTATAGAATGATGCCACATCACCAGTCAGCTGCGTCAAAGCCGTTGACATATCGTAAGCCTGTGATTCTGAGAATCCGAACGACTTAGACATTGCTCCGAACGTTCCGACATACCGTTTAGCCATTGTCTCTGATAGTCCGGCTGAGGTCATAGCATTCTTTGCAAATTCGTTTACCTTGTCAGACATGGTTGTGAATGTAACATCAACCACGTTCTGAACTTCTGCGAGGTCGGAACCGAGTTCCACGCACTCTTTGCCGAACTGTACTAACTTACCAACTGCAAAAGCCCCACCAATCAGCAGACCGATTTTTTTTACAGCACTTCCAAGGCCGTTAAATGACTGTTTTATAGCTGAGACACCGTTCTGTACGCCAGACGTGTCCATTCTGGTATCAATAATGACTGAGCCATCAGCAGCCATGTGTCCACCTCCTAACTATTTGAGGTTAAGCATCTCGTTAAGCTTATCTTTATAAGCCTGTTCCTCTTCAGAGAGACGCGTTTTTATATCAATAAGATTCTTGTTATCGTGGTAGAATTTCTTTTCCCATTTATCGAGCTTTTCACCCTTTGCTTTTTTTGACCGGATTCCAACGACCGTGTTGAACAGGCATTCACCGGATTCCATAAAGTATCCGAAAAACGTCCACCAGTGCATATAAGGCACTGCTCTGATTTCTTTGCCGGCAACCTTGTTTACCGCCGGAACGATCATATCTCCGTCCTGCTCCCAGTCCATCAAGCGGGGTTTTGGCTTATTCGGACTATCATCAATTTGACCGCAGTCGATAAACTCGCAGGCTTTCTGAAAAGCTTCTGTAAGATGTTCTGGGGGTATACTTTGCCAGTCCTCAAATAGAATCTGTAACATAACAATAGATTTCGCTTGTTCGCCTAATTCTGGGTCGTTCATGGCAACCAGAATATCAATAATTACTCGAAAATCTGTCCTGATAGAAAAATCCACCCCACTGATATTTAGTGAGGTGGGCAACTCATAGGAGGTCATTTTGTATACTTCTCCGTGTACTTATTGACCGCTTCCTGCATTTTTTTCTTTCTTTTTTCAATTTCTGGTGTAAGTGCTTCATTGATTTTGCCCAGAACGATATAGGCGAACACCTGACCATTTCCAAAAACAGTTGTTGCGGTAATTGGTTCTTTAAATAAATCCTTAGATGCTTCGTATCCGAGCATATAATTGATTTTGTCCTCAATCTGCTTATTAATCTCTGCCATCTCTTTGCCGGAAGAGACATTTTTAACAGATTCCTGAGCCTGTTCAAAGAAAGTTTCCAATTCTTCCGCTCTTGCTGCAATGTTGATGTCGGTAGGATTCAGTTTGAATGAAGAGAACACTTCACCCTGCTTGTTCGTGAATGTGAAAAGAAGAAATCCATCATCAATGTTTGTATTAATTGTTTTTGCCATTTTCTATGCCCTCCTAAAAAAAATTATTCGCTGTCAGCTGTAAATGTGCCGGAACTGATATCAAATTTTCCTTTTACTCGTTCGCCGGTATAATTGACGGTAAACGGAATCTGATAGCCAGATGTATCACCGCCGTAGGAGGTCGGCACAACGTAGCAGTCCTGCTGATATGCTTCATACTTGCCTGCTGTGGCTTCTGTCCAAAGGTGAACCTCAACTGCTTTTGTTTTGAGGTTATCGTCTTTGAGACGTCCATCTACAATCTTCTGTAATGCTGTAAACAGATCAGAAGTAGTGTCTGCATAGAATGGATCAGCGTCAGAAGAAACTTCGTAGCCGTTATGTTTGAATGTGGATTCTCCAAGAATGTTTTTAGAGGTTTCGGTGTCTGGATTGAGTTCAACATTGTACTCTTCCAGATCTTTTCCAAGACGTTCATACTTCGGTGTCAGTCCTCCACAGAGAGAACCTGCGTCGATATAATGAGCCATATATTTACGGTCAATTTTGCCTGTAACTGCCATAGAAATGTCCTTTCTGCCTATAACTTTTAAAAGGCTGTGTAGGTTAGCGACTATCTCCGATTGATAGCTGGTTGTTACTTGTTATATTACTTCATAAGTATTTTCGTAGCGTACCGTTAATGGTAATAACCAATCCTGTACACCACTCTCCTGTGGTTCTAAACCATAGGAATTATCACGGGTGATACGTTTTATCACTCGCCCCTGAGAAAGCTCAGGAAACGCATTTAAACGTGTCTCAGAGCCATTTATGATAACTGGTTCTCGGCATATCCATTTACCGAGATTATCTAGGAACTTCTGAACGGATAGCTTCTGCCTTTCCTTGTCGGATGCTGTGCGATATACCACGTAAAATGGGTACTGGCATACCTGGTGCATTACGCCACAAACATCTTCTTTTTCTGAATAAATCAAAGCTCCATTATCTGCCGAGAACGCAATTCCTGATTCCTTGCCAAGTTCTTCAAACTTGATTGTTTCATTTTCATACAGTCCCGGATACTGGTTCAGAAGTGCTTTCATGGCATCTGTCAGAATTTCGTATCCGGTTGCGTCTTTTCCGATAGGTTTATCTGCTATGCCTGCCACCTCCTGCCTGTGCTTTTACTTTGCGAACCCATGTGTCACCATATTGCCGTTTAGCGGCATCAAACCACTTTGCCTGTGCCCGTGGGTGAGCCTGTTTGGTGTATTCAAGATTTTCCTTTGCGGCTGTCCGGCCAGAAAACTGACTAACGAGAACTTTCTTTGCTCCACGTCTTGCGTAGGGACTTCCAGTTGCTTCATCAACCATTCCTTTCCCCTCGTACAGAAAACGTCCATAAGGAGCCGCCGCCGCGCATACTTTCCCAGTTCCTTGTAAGGATGTACTCTCAACTCTTGTTCGGTTGATAAAGTCCCCTGTAATCATCGGCATAAACGGCACCATACTGTCCATAACCATTCCATCAAGGAGATACTGGGCTTCTTGATACTGCCTTGAGAACCTGTCCATATTCAGTTTGATTTTCATATCTCCATCGACTATGGAGAATCCTTTGAAATGATGAATTTTACTCATATCACTTACCCAAAATCTCAAAGTGTGGAATCAGTGTGTACGGACCGCCTACACTAGTAACCTTAAACACGTTATCCTTGTTCTCGTTCATGTACTGGTAGAATCCGTTTCGATAATCACCATCAGTTACTGCTCCACCAGTCCATTCACCCTCCCAAAAGAATGATTCGTCCGAGAATGTGATAGTATCTTCCAGAGCATTGTTAATCTGCCTTTTCCACTCCTTCGAAGGCACCCATGGGAGAATCTTGCCATCTTTATCGGTAATGGTTATATCACCGTTCTGAACAGCATAACGAACGTGCAACTGTGCGTTGTCAGTTGCGTCTGGTCCGTACTTTTTAAGGATTGCTCCCTTGTCCGTAATGAGATCAACGCCGGATAGCACGTGAGGATACCAGTACGCATCTCCTGTCGTGGCTGATTCGTAATAGTCAAAAATCGTCACCGTTTTGCTATACATGATATCCTCTCCCTTAATTATTCTTTCTGCACTGTCTGCTTAATAACCTGATTCACGCCAGTAGCCGATAATCCGTTAAACATACCGACCGCAACCGCTGTGATATAATCCGTTGCCGGGAAGTCCGGGATAACTCCCATCCCGACAGCTCCGAGAATGCCACCAATAACTGCCATGACCACTGGAATCCATTCATCAGAGATTCTTTTTGATGCTTTACAGCCCATTCCTACGATGTAGCAAATCATAACGATTGCTATACATGAGCCTAATGTTGAAATATCCATTATTCAGATGCCTCCTATTCTGCAAAAATCCAATCCTCCGCTAACATATCTGCCTGAGATGCACACCATCCCATCTGTACGCCAGAAGTTCCGACAAAAGCAATGGCGTTGTTTCCGATTGCATCATGCTCACAGTTCACAATCTCTCCATCCGCTATCTTATAAGAAATGCCAGTGGCAAGCTGAATGTACTGTTTCTTCCCGTTCCAACCTTTACGAGCCACTTTAAGTCCCCTTTTTAAATAACGGATAGCATCACCAAATCCAAATATTGACTGACCGCCAAGAACACCACAGTTGTTCTCATCAGCAATCATCCAGTCGTCTCTCTGCGTGTGCATGAAAGTGTATTCCACTCTCTGCGTTTCACGGATATCGAGAACTTCTCCCTGACCTTCATCAGAATCTTTTGGTCTGCAATGAATCATAATCGTATGCTTCTCATCATCCCAGCACCAGTAGCCATTCCAACCCGGGAGTTTTACTTTTTCTCCCTGCTTCATAAGTTTAAACGCTTCTTTAAAATTCATATCAATTACACTCCTGCATACAAAACTGGTATTCCATCATCCGTCCTTACTCCCATTAGAAGTGGTAAAGCTGTCTTAAGAAGTAAGTCGTTCGTTTTCTGTATATCCCCGGCAGCGGCATATACTGCACTCCACTCTTTTGCACTTGCTCCAATCTGCTGAGGCGTTGCGTAAGAGATAGATTCACTGCCAGAACTTACAGATGTTACAATGCCTGTCGTGCTACCACCAGACCCGATTGCGGTTGACGTACCACTCACAGCGGCATTGGTAGCATTCTTTTCAGCAAGCTCAATCTGATACATTAATTCAACCAATGAACAGACCGCCTTTTTGATGCGTTTCTGTGAGCGTTCATTTGTCGGCAGTCCATCCACCAGTCTGTCAAACGTCATTGTGTCCACAAAATCACTGGCTCTTTCTGCCAGTCGTGGAAAGTCGGTTTCTGGCACGACATTGCCGAATGATTCTGTATAGAATTTATAATCTGCATAAGCCATGCCAGTTGCCTCCTACATTTATGATTTCGCTGTTACGCTTGCACTTCCGGCGTTCAGTGCCTTGTATGTTCCATCGCACTCAACCACTGTAATCTTCTGTCCGGTTGCTGCCTTAATGTCAGCTTTTCCGTCCCATGTAGTCCAGTTTCTGAGATTCTGTCCATATCCGACAGTTACTGCTTCTGCTGCAACTTTGTATTTATATACGTTGTTGGCATTTTCCTTAGCCGGATTTACAGTGATTTTTGTATCGCCACTTGCTGTTCCAGCCGCAGATGTTACTGTCAAAGTGCCAAGCGTTGGTGTTTCATCAATGGTGATTACTGCGATTGCATCAATGTATTCTGCAAAAAGAGTCAGTCCCATAACTGCGAACGCTTCGGACACTGCTGTGTGGTAGTTACCCTGTGTATGGAATCCGATCAGGTTTGTTTCGCCGGAAACGGTATACACCAGACCAGCTCTCGCAAAGTCAGATTCATTCGGGTCTACATAGTAAAGCACGATGTTCTCAACGGGGGTGGCAATAACCTGTCCTCTCGGGATTTCGCTGTCAGACAGTAAGAAGATTGTGTTAAATCCCATGAAGTCCTTCATATACTGGAATCCGAACTGGTTCTGAATAGTGATCTCAGCTGCTCCGAGGTATTCATATACGTCCAGAATGTTCACAAATCCAACGGCGCCAGTCACATTTCTGTGCATCTGCTTGAATTTGTTTTCTACACGGCCTTTAGCCATTGCCAGAGCCATCTGGAATGTAGTTTCTGTGGAAGTAAGTGTACCGGTTTTCAGATAATCATAGAATCTGCCGGTAACGTCAGTCTGAAGCTGGAAAAGGAATTCATCATCAGTCATCTGAACAGCGTTCTCATAACCGTGATCCTTGATTGCTTCGATAGATACAGCCTTTGCGTACTTTTCAATAGTCATTTCCGCATAGGTCTTTTCTTTTACAGTAAACTTGCTGTAAGGGATTTCCTCACCCTCACCAACATTTCCGCTCTGCAAAGTACCCTCTGCGTATTTGGACTTGAGTACAGCACCCGGCTGTTTTTTGATAGGTCTCATGATGCCCAGAATATCACGTAAGTGTTCCCAGTTTCTCTCGAATCTGGTAACGAAGTCAATCTCACGTGCCGTTACCTGAATATCATTACTCATAATAAGATTAGCTTTTGCTGCCATATAAAAAATCCTTTCTACCCATAATTGTTAAGGTATTGGGTTAGCGGCTATACTCTGGTGTATAGTCGGTGTAAAAAATCACTGGAATAACTGGATGTTCTGGGCAATTGCAGCCTGTCTCTCGGACGGATCTTTGATTGCTTCGATATCCTTCTTTGTCATGTTTCCCGGTGTCTGCTGCTGTCCAACATGAGTGGTAAATCTTGCCTGACTTTGCTGAGCCTGCTGCTGAGATTCATCCACAAAAGCGGATGCGTCAGACTGTTTCATCTGCTCAATCAGATCATTCAGTCCAAGGATTTTACCGTCTTTCAGCTTCAATCCTGCTCCTTTGATGTCTGCCATAACAGACTTCTTTGCAGCCTCACTGGAAAATTTAACATCATCAAGTGCTGTTTTAAGTGCATCTGAAAAATCGCGGTCATAGATTTTTGCATTAAACTCTTTCTCTGCATCTGCCGCTTTCTGTTTCCAGGTCTCTAATTCGGTCTTAACATTTGCCGGGTCGATACCATCAAAGCCTTTTAAGGTTTCCTCTGCTGTCTCAGCACGTTCTTTCCAGTCATCACGTTCACCCTCAACTTTCGACAGAGTTTTCGCTACTTCTTTTGCGTTCTTGTAATGCTCAGAGAGTGCTTTCTTCACATCTGCCTGCTTGTCCTCCGGGATTTCAATTCCAAATGATTTAAGTGTGTCAATAAGTTTCTGCATAACATCCTCCTGGTCGTGTTTATTGACCTGCCGCCGCAGGTAAAATGGATTAAGCCAGTTAGACCACTGACAGGGTAACTGTGGCTATTGGATTCGAACCAATGAATGAGTGTTCCTCTCTCGGGGTCAAAGCCCGGTGCCTTACCACTTGGCGAAGCCACATTGAAGTGCCTTTTCGGACTAAACATTAGTCTACAGGATAAGACATAACCTTTACAGCATCATGATGTTGTGATTCAGCCAAATCATAGACCGCCTGCAAACAAACAGCATAATTTTAACCAAATCAAAGCGGAACGCCCGGAATCGAACCGGAACCCAGGGCGCGACCCTGTCAGTCTACCATTAACGTACATTCCACATAACCCGGATCCCCGGATTAGCAAGGTATTTAACGTGTTATGCCTACCACGAGTTGTTTCGGATATTTATTTCTTTTTTTTAAGAAAAGTATGAATAACAAAAACCTTAATCAAGGAGGTATGCCATCTTGCGTGCCAGACGGCAAATACGCACGACAGGACTCGAACCTGTTTAACTCTCCATTAAAGCGTGCGCACCAGCTATTTAGTTAAAGAAAGGAGGATAAAACAAAAATGTCAAAACAACCACTGTGCTTCCTGCTGCACAATTACATTATAACAGATTTATTTTAACTACCTCTCTACCACTTTTTGCGTTTTTAGAGCATATCGCGAAGTTTTTCCACGTATCTCTTGACAAGATCGCGTTCCTCCCGGCACTCTGCATCCTTGGACATATCGCTCATTTCTGTTGTAAGTTCGTCCAGATGTTCTTCCAGAGCGGCAAGCATCTTCCTCTTGCAGTCTTCAGACTTGCCGGAACGATAGCTTTGCTTCTGCGTCATGTAGTCGTCATAAGCATCTCGTCCGTCAGAACGACTGTAATGCCCTCTGACATAATGTTCACCACGTCTGGCATAAGAACTGCCCCGGTCATAATCTGGCATCATTCTGCCATCATTTGCGCTGTATCTCCCCATGCTATCGCGCTTTCTTCCACGTTCGCTGTAATCGTCATTGTAGCCACCACGCATCTCATCAAGGACAGCGTTGTAATACTCCGCTTTCTTATCCCAGTACTGCGTGTTCTTTATATCTTTGTACATATCAATCAGCTTGTATGTCATTTCCAGATTTCCAGTGGTCAGTCCACTGTCTGCGATTTTTGCAAGCTCGTCTTCTATCCTTGCACATAAATCCTTGATATCTCTCATAACTGCACCTCCTACGCCTCTCTTGTTACAACAATGTTTGCGTTCGCAACAGAAATAGCCTGATCACTGGTATTCTCTATCGCGATATTAACGCAACATCCGCGTGGTACATCCACGTAAATTCCGGAAGACACATTATTATACTGATCTACTGCTGCCGGCGTTCTTTCCCTCCGCGACGATCTTCCGGTGGTTCCATTTGGAAATCATCTGAGAAGATAATACTGGTTCGCCAGAGATTGCAATAGCCAGAGAAATAGCTCCGACAGTACCGCCCGTTGGAATTGCGATATTACCAGAAAAGTCCACGAAGAATCTAGCTTTACACTGATTGGTTAAACCTCTCAGTGTAATGATTCCGCTTCCCTCTCTGTGCTGAATGCAGTTAGACCCTTTAACTGCTGTGTTTGAAAATACTACGTTTCCATTTGCTGCTACCGTCTGAGCAGCTACATTTGTAAATTCTGCCATAAAAATACTCCTTTCATATCACAAAAGGACAGGTCTCAGCCTGCCCCTCTGTGTAATACGGCATAAGCCGACATAATCATAAAGATTAAGATACTACTTTATTTTCTTTTCTCTTATACTCTGCAAAATAGTATTGTAATGGTCTTTTAAAAATTGATCGAATTGTTCTGGCGTATTGTCTTGTTTTCCGTATTCGGAATGAAATTGGTTGTGTATTTTCCTTAACATGGGGATACCTTCTTGACTATCATTAATTCTTTTTAATTCGTCTTTTAGAATATAAAAGTCATCTTGATTATCATAATCCGATAATTTTTCAAGTACAGGTATTCCTGTTTCCATGCTTGCCTTTTCAACCAATTTGTTAAACGAATACAAGTGGTGGACAGACAGCCTTTCAGCGTTCTTTCCCGTAATAGCGCACACATTCCCATAACTTTTCTTTATCTCTTTTTTCCATGGGTTAGACACATCTCTCAATGAATCCGTAACATTACACCTTCCGTCTTTGTAATTCCAATTTCTTTTGTTTCTATTATCAATAGCAGCGCATTTTGCACAACCAGATTCTTTTTTTAAAAAATAAAGAAATTTGATATTAACAAAGTGTCCTCTTTTACAAGTGCATCTGAAAGGAGTCATGTTGTCTTTGTATTCTTTTTCGTCAAGAATCGAATATCCTTTTTTTTGCAAGCTCTTTTTTACAAAATCAATATCATATTTTGTTTTTTTTATTTTCAAACTTTCGTTTCCGCATTTTGGACATCTGTCTTGCCCTGTACAGAATTTTGCATAGGATTTTTGAAAAATATTTCCACATCTGCACTGTATCGTTAATACTGATTGATTGTTCTTATATTCTCCGGAGATATATTTGCATCCACTGGAATTTATATTTTGTATGACATCATCAAGATTATTTCTAAATTTTCTCGAATTTCTTTCTCTTGAACAGTCAATGCACATAATTTCCCGTTCACGCAATTTATTGAAATTTCTCTCAAATGTCTTTCCGCAACCGCATCTTATTCGTAAAGGAGTTGAATTATTAACATACTTCTCGGAAAGTACTTCACATTTTCCCTCGGTCTTGTTTTTAACAAACTCCTTTACGTATTCAATCGTCAATTTTTTTGGCATAAAAAGCACCTCCTATTATGCTTTATTATACCTTATTTTAAGACCAAACTCAATACTTTTTTATTGCGTGTTGCTATTTAATTAGCAATTTCCGCAATTACACCCATTACAGGTATACCCGTAAAGATTTGACGCAGGGAAAGACGGTACCGGCGTAGGTCTTATTGCGTCGATAATCTGGTTTGTCTGAGAAGCCATTGCAGTTGTAAGCAATGCACTCTGGCGATCCTGAGAAGCGGCGCGTCTGAGATCATTGTTTTCAGCCTGTAAGGAAGAAATCTTTTCATTGCAAAGATAGTCGAGAATGGCTCTTGTCCCAGCGTTCTGGCTATCAATGATATCTCTTGTGTTGCTGTTCATGGTGTTCTGCAATGCACAGGTATTCTGTGCCATATTGTAATTTACGCCCTGGATAGCTTCCCTGGTTTCACAACAGCAGTTCGCAAGCTGTGCCTGGAGCGCATTTGTGTTCTGCATATTGGCTACAGTATCGGCATTGATTGCCTGCTGGATTCCAAAACCAGTCTGCATGATATTGGTGTTGATTCCGTTAAATCCGGTAAGCATACCGTTATTCACTGCATAGAATCCGTCACAGAGACCGTTATTGATTCCGTCAAGCTTGCTGATCACTGCGGAATTGTCGAATCCTCTCTGAATATCTGCCTGAGTAGCTGCTGTGGCTGTATATCCACCGCCGTTTCCATTATTGCCCCAGCCGTTGTTTCCCCATCCGAAGAAAGCAAAAATGAATAAAACAATAATCCACCAGCTACCATCTCCACCAAACATGCCGTCATTATTTCTACCGTTTCCAGTAGCAGCGGCAATATCTGCTAAGCTATAATTACCATCCATAATATAATCTCCTTTTTGTGTATTTACATCAATCTGGCCAGATTGTAATGTACTATTTCATTCCTTTCAGCATGTGCTGGAATTGCCCTGCCATCTGCTGAACCTGATTAAGTTGCTGTTGAGAAATCTTCCCAGACTGTAACATTTTCTGGACTTCCGCTTTCGGATCTCCCTTAAAATTCTGTTTAAACTGCATAAACTGTTGTATCATCTGCATTGGCCCATTTCCCTGTGGCATCCCACCACCGAGGGCATTGAATAATGGATTACTCATCTGCGTTTCCTCCCTTGACTGCTGATTCCTGCACGGTATTAGCCCTAACAGGTTCAGAAAAAGAATTTAATCGGTTTATGATAATTTCATATTTGCCCTTTAAATCGTCATATTCCTGTCTGGTGACATATTTGTCCATGTTCTGAACAGGCTGTTTAGGCGGCATCTGAGTGCCTACCTCGTGGTATTCAAACGTCCGTAATGGCTGTGGCATACCGGAAACGTCTGTAGATTTTATATAAAATTTCTCTGATTCTGAATCCATCAGTAAAACACTTGTCCCGGGTGCTACCAGATAGGATTTTGCACCTACTTCGCCGGATACCCACAGGATACCGCTATTATTCTGCTGTGGTTGCTGTACTGGTTGAGTTGAAATCTGGACAGGCTGTTGCTGGAACTGATTCATTTGCCCCGGAACGCCAAAACTATATTGATAAGGATTGTTATATAATGCCATCTCGTACACCTCCTATGACTTATTCTATGACTTATTCTATGACTTATTCTATGACTTATTCTATGACTTTCTATAGCTATATTTTTGCATAAAAAAAGAACCGGAAACAGGTCGTTTCTGGCTCTAATTAGTGTCTAAAAAGTATCAGCACACTTTGATTATTTTATTATTTACCCGCCGGCTCAGCCGTTTCGCCGTGGATATACTCACATTCATCTGTTCAGCACAGTATTCAAGAGTGTATTCCTTACATCTCAGCCGGAACAATCTTTCTTCGTCCGGTGTGAAATTACACTCTATTAAGAATCTGTCTATATCTTTCTTAGTGAACACATATAACTTCATGAGCATACCCCTTACTAATGCTAACGTTGATTCTGCGCAAGATAATTTGTAAGCTTCTGTTTTGTTTTTTTTAATTCTTCTACATTATTCCCACTAATCTGACTATCCAACATGGTTGATAACACTTCCAGAATTAATGAATCTCGTTCTGCGATTCTCCGAAGGCTCTCGTAATCTCGCTTATCATGTTCTTCCAGTGTCTCTACTCGCTTATTAAGCCGAAATGCCGGTGTAATCCACTTAAAAATTACGGCTGCCGCCCCTCCGACAATGGACACCCCTCCGCAGATAGAGAGGAAAATCTGTACAAATTCTGATATGCTCATTTAGCTACTCCTTTTCCCAGTAATATACCGGGATCTCATTACCACTATTCCATGTATCGAAATATTTGCCCTCTTGTACTGTCACTACATGACCATCTATGCAGAGAATATACGTACCTGTCGGATGGTCTGTGCAAAAGTCGCTGACTGTATAGATATACCGTTCTGATTGCTCAATTAGTTTGCGTCTGTATCCATGCTTGTAGAGATACGCTCCCCAGACATAATTTGCACTTGGCATATCTGACAGAGCACACGCCTGTATCATTAATCCGGTGAATACCGTTTCCCAATCAAAGCCGGTTGCTTTACATATCGCCCGGACAGCACAATCTCCGACTCGATTACCGGCAGGATTCGGATTGTAATATTCCCATCTATCCATCAGTCAATCCCCTTTGCTGTTTTATATCTCTTTGCCGCTCCTCTGGATTTTGCAGCATTCTGGCGGTTCCACTTCGCTATCATAAGTCGGTCTTGCAGCTCTCTCAGGTCGTTCTGCTTGCAGTAGTCCTTATATGCAGCATTTTGTTTCTGGAGAAGAAAAGACTTCCGGTCAAGGTCTTGCTGTAATGCGAATTTCGCCTGTTCGTCCTTGCAGTTATCAACCGCCGCTTGCATTCCAAGGACTTCACGCTTTGTTTTGCGGATTCTTCGCTCATAAGTGCGCTGTCGCTGTTCTTTTTCGTACTGTTTACCTTTGTTGGCTTTGTCCTGCGCTGATAGTTCTGTATAGGGATTAAATTCTCCATCACTGGCTCCAAAACTATGCCGACAGTTGACCCCTGACAGTCCGCTTACCATTCCATATCCGGTCAATGAGAACGGTGGAAATTTCTTGCTCTTGCCAGAACGAGAGTATATCTTGCCTTGCCACCATGAGTGATTTCCGGGATTCTGACCGCCATCACCTGTTCTGGCTCCTATGTGTGCGCTGACCAGAATTAAATCCCAGTCCATTTCTTCCATGCGTTTTAGGGATATATCTCCGGTGGCCTGTGCCACACCAGTTCTGACAGAACGTGCTACTGCTGTTTCAATCGTGTCTTTTCTGCCGGATGGATATGTGACCGTAACACCATCACTCACAACGTTATTAACCGCCTCTTTGATGGCTTGCGTATACCCAACCGCCCCAGTCATTACATGATTATAGGCAAGGTCGCATTGCTCAATATAGAGCCTCTGAGCGGCACTTGCGGTGGTTCGTGTAAAGTTCTTCCACTCACCCATAGTCGCAAGCATATTCCGTTCCATGAGCCTTATCATAGCTGGCGACTGTTCGAGCGGTACAGGGCTTAATCCTGCCGCCTTGTATACCTTGTCATCATAGTTCATTGCAGTGATACCGGCATCTTCAAACGCTTCAAAAAGTTCCTGTTGTTCACGTTTAGTGTATTTGGATAATTCTGCCAGAATGTCCTCTAGCAGTTCGCCGGATTCCTGCAACGTCCTGATTCTCCACGCATCGGCATTGGTCAGAATATAATCCTCACCTCTGCCGATTCTTGCCATCATTCTCGACACAATCTCAGAGATGATGTACTGATGCAGTTCTTCTGCTATCTGTTCACTACCCTCTGTAATTTGCCGTAAATATTCTGGGCTTAACATAACTATTCATCTCCAAACAATTTTGGCTCGTCTGGCTGAGCTTCTTTGACCATTGCTACTGCCTCGTCTTTTGTCATTCCCTCGAATTTTACAAAATACAACCATGCCGGAACTTTGCCGGTGGTTACATACTGCCACCATCTTGCGCGGTCGTTTTCACGCACATATAGGATGTCTCCGAAATCATAATTGACTTCATAAGCCCCAACCGGTGCAAGCCCGTACAGATCAGCGTAGACGTTCAATGCGTAAATAACTTCATCTAGGCAAGACTCTAACTTATCCCTTACATCCTTGACGAACTGCACTGTCCTCTGCTGTTCTGCTTCTACTCCTGTTGCTGTCTGAATGCCGCTGGATTCGTTAAAAACGAAATACCCGTTAGAGAATCCAATCTTGTACCCTAACTGGCTTAAAAGGGCATTTATGCCGCTTATACGGGTATCCGTGTTGAGTTGCGGATTGATTTCTTGATAAAACTCTTTCTCATCCTGCCCGAATACGTTTTTCACATAATCTGGTAAACTCATTTCTAAGCATCTGCGTTCCATTGCCTGTGGTGTCATAGCGGAGACAGGTGAACCACTCGGCATCAACAATCTGTCATCTGCCAGAACAGTTCGCTTAGAGTCAAGAATTTCTTTTGCATTTCTGCTGTATGCAATGTCAAGGTCTTTTAATTCTTCTATAGCTTCCGCAAATATCGGAAGTCCAAGTGGTGTACTGATGTCCACATTGTTCGCCTGTGGTGTCCGCAGCACTCCATACAACGGTCCGTCCAGCTTCTCACCGTTTGCCTTGAGTATCGGCGGCGTATCTGCCATTAAATCTGCCCATTTGGTCTGTTTAAGGTCAATCTTGTCTCCGATTGACTGAGGGGATTTTGATACATAAGCTCTGTTAGAAACATAATACGGATAGGTTGTCACGCCATTCACGGTAGTCTCAACAAATCTATGATATTCAAGCCGTGTATAGTATTTCCGTCCAACTGTATAAGAATCCTTAAATATAATCCCTTTGATTTCCTGATTATCGTAATCCACAATTATCACATCTGCCGGAGTAAATACGTCAAGGCTCTCGCCATTCGGCTTAATGAACACCGTTCCATAAGCACATCCATATTCCACCCAGTGCCGGATCTGGAAATATACCTTGTCAATCTGTTCCTGTAACCATGTTGCCCTTGCAGAACCATCAATCTGAATGCCGATCGCCAATGTTGCAAGTCTGGCAGTCTCAGAACACACAGATTTAGCAAAATTAATCGTCTTGATATTATTCTTGTCATCTAGCCATTCCGGTACGCCTCTGTAGATGTTCGCACACCGGTTAATTAACGATTCCATTTCTGGAAACTCTGCTGCCTGGATATTAAAGTCCTCTTCGGCTTGTTTTTTGAAAATCATGTTAAACCACCTTTTTAGTGTTGTTATAAGTCCCATTATGCACTGTTACCTCGTCTTCTCCATAATGACTCTGAGCCATACCGGACGGAATCTATTAAATGATTATCCTTGTCTGGATATCCACTGCAAATATTTCCATCTTTATCACGTTCATATTCGTACTTTTTGAACTCTTTGTAAGCATTTGGCGTTCTTTTCGGATCAAACACAAGCTTTCTTCTTTGCAGCCACTTCATGGAATACTCAATGCTTCCCGGTCCTTTGATTGCTCCTCTTGCCGGGAGTCCTGAATCTCTGTAATCATTGATTGATTTAGGCTCGGCAGAATCGCAAGTAATTTCGTAATCGTCATACTGTCTTCGCTTGATTTCATTTGCAGTCCATTCATTTGATTTTTTGTTTTCGTAAATCTCGTCAATGAAATAGATTGTTTCTCTAGTTGAATCATAATAGATTCTGGAGAAAGCATATTTGTCCGGATACCAGCCCCAGTCAACCCCCTGATAAATTCTATCAAAATGGCTGATTTCTTCGTCTGTGATAGTTCTTTCCTCGATGTATTCAAAGATATTTCCACCATTTCCGTTGGCGTGCCCTAAATACTCGTTGTCATAAGCGTCTGGATTTACTTCTTTTAGATGTTCAGCATCTGCAAGGAATATATCTCCGAGCCATTCCTGCTCAATGTCAAGATCAAGATATGTACTATGTACAACTAGTGCGCTATCGTCCTTTTCTTCTGCTTCTGCCGTATATTCATTTGCCCAGTTATTCTTGCTTCTCGGTGGGTTGAATGATTTAAACTTGTACGCTTCGTTACCACCACGAATCGCAGACTGCTGAATATTTCGTATTTCTTCTGGACCGGCAAATTGATCAAGTTCCTCGAACCAGACAATGCCGATATAACCAAACTCCGGCTTGATGGACTTAATCTTTAACGGATCGTCAGCACCACGAAAGTAAATCTTCTGTCCAGTGGGCTTATACGTAATCTCCATAGGAGATACCTTGCACGTAAATTCCTCATTTAGATTTAATTTATCAATAGCCCATTTCATCTGAGCATAAACAGAATCTTTGATAGTGTTTCCGACTTTTCGCAGAATCAGAGCGTGCATGTTCGGATTATTCTTCAACAGTTCCGGTATAATCAATGATATTGTCGATGACTTCATGGATCCACGCCCACCAGGAAGAATGTATTCGCTATGTTTCTTTGCTCGAATATCCCGAATCATTTTATGGAATACGTCCGGGACAATATTCAGGTCAATGTGGTATTCACCTTGCAATCTGGCTTTTTCTTCTGCTTTCTGCTGTTCTTCTCTGGCTTCTTTTATCGCAAGCGTTTTTTCCAGATCATTCATAGATTTCAGCTGATCGGAGAAGTCCGGGGCAAATCCGAATGAATCGGTCAGTTCGCCCCTTGCAATCATGGAACGGCGTTGCTGGATTTCTGCCAGAGACATGATGTCAGTGCCTTTTTGTTTTTCGATGAGAGACTGTTTTTCGGCTATATATGCTGAAATCGTAGGTTTCCGTAAGTTCTCGCGCCCTATTACATCAGCGCTTTTAGGCGCGTATCCTGCTTTTCTCGCGGCATCAGATGCATTCCCGCCATTTTTTATATATTCATCTGCAAACGCTTTCTGCTTAGGCGTTAAGTCCATCTAATCACCTCTGTCTATCCTCATTTTCTGACCGCCTCCCATATTTCTTTAAGGCACATGACCACATCATACTGGGATGCAGTTCGTAATATTTCATAATCACAATTTTTCCATTCACCACGTTTTGTTGGTCTAAGCACTGGTGTTGATATGATCGTTACTGTAATTAATCGTTCCTGCTCATGGCTGTAGAATTGTGATGTTCCGATTTTTATAATTAATCCGGTGGATAATATAGCTTTTTGAAGTTTTCTTGTAACTGCTTTTAAGTTCGCCATATTATCACCTCAATTCAAAAACCCCCAGTATAGCTATAGTTATATACACTATAATACCACACTAGGGGTTATGTACCTCTACACCACTTTTAGTTTTTATCAACTTTATAATCTTCCGGTCAATTTTGCCAAGTGATAGTATTCTGCCATAGTCCTGCGCTTGTATCCGTAGAAATCATTTTCAGATACCGGCATCTCCCGGAATCGTTCCATTGTCCGGTATCCTATACAGTTCACTATGCTGTCGTATATCTGTGTTTCTATACCTGGTGCATATTTGATTGATACTTGCAGAAGATTGTACTTGTCATTCTCGTCAAGGTGTCTGAAATGACTTTGAAGCGCCGGTATATCGTCCGGCGGCACTCCATAGTCGGTTAGTGTAGCTTTTCTAAGATTCATTTATTTCACCTTCTTCATTTAAGTTCCAGTCACATGGCATGCCTCGAAAACATTCTGGACAGTGTTCGTAGAATCCGCAGCCTTTGCAATCCGCTGGCTGTCCAGTACAATATTGCTGTAGTACGTGGTATGCTGATATAGCAAGGTTTGGTGTTATGTCTGGTGTAGGTTTGCTATTCATTTCTTCATCTCCTCCAACTTCTTCTCAGCTTCTTCGCGAGTTAAAAATAAAAATTTGCCAAGACGATCATAATAATTTACAATCTGAATATATTGCAAACCAACTTCGGCTATATAATATTCTTTCCTGCTATCACATTCACATTTACAATCATAGATTTCGCATTTGTTATTTTCCTCACCGTATTCAGTGCATTCTGTCCACCTATAATTTACTTGATACAACACTTTGTTTAAATCATCTGGCAATCTCACAAGCAAGCCCTGTTCTTCTAAGTCCTCGTAGTCGGCAAGTTTTTCTAATGCCGTTTTTAATCTTTTTCTTCCTTCACTAAGCTGACAATCAAATGAGTTCGCACTATAATTGCAACTGTCCCCTTTTATCGCAACAATTTTATTATTGTTTAATCTGCGTGTTAATCTCTCCATCTACTTCACCTCTTTTAACTTCTCCACCGCCAGATTCGATGCATCTACAAACATCTGCAATCCGCTCAATAAACTCTCTTACTGTCATTTCTTTTGTCCCGAGGAGTTCTGATGCCTCATAGAAAGCAAAGTCTGATCTGACACTTGCCGCATAAGTTATATCATATTTATAAAATTTTAAAATGTCCGGAAAATATTGTGTTTGTAATGGCTCGCAATGGTCTTTTTTATACCAATGGAATTCCTGTTTCTCAGCTTCTTTGAGAAGCATTTCATTTTCTTCTTTTGTTCTAACCAGAACACATGTATTTGTTAAGTCAATCATGCTTTCACCTCTCCTTTCCGCTTGTTTTTGTCGCTTGTTTATTTTTATCGCTTATTTTCCGCGTCTTGACCGCATCTTTCATTATCACGTGTGCTCGCTTCCAATTTTTCTGGCAATTCTTTCAGTGGACACCATTCGGGTCTTCCTGCCAGTTTTTTGAATCCTTCATGGCTTACTTTAGAAATAGTTCTGATTGAATCATTTCTTGTTGCAAGGCATAAATTAAAATTGAAATCTGCCATATGAAATGGGCAAGCAAAACATCCTTTTGGTGTGTTCATGATTAATACTGATTTACTCATCTTCTCCTACCTCTTTTCTGCAAGAATGCTCCGTACTGTGCCGGACTGATAATACTTTTCTTTTCTCTGGTGGCCAGTCCATATCCAATCCTTCCGTTCTTTTTGTTTTCTTTTTTTTTGTAAACATAGTAGAGATATCTTTACCTTTACTCACCTACTTCACTTCCTCTCAACATCAGGCTCAAAGTGTTATATCCCGGGCAAGTCCTGACTCCGTTTCTGGTATCTCTTAACATACACAATATGGATATGATGCCATGACCTCATAGATGTGCTCTGTGATATCCTCGCCACGCTGGTCGATGTACTTGAAGCACTTTCCCGGTCTAAGGAAGTACCTTGCACATACATACGCTTTTGTTCCAAATCTTACGCTTGCGCTACTCATTTGTGTTCCTCCAATCCTAAATCAAATAATGTTAATTGTGATCTGAACTCGTTCAACCGTTTTTGGGCTGAATCGTAATAATCTTTATTGATTTCATAGCCGACTTCGAAGAGATTGCATCTGTTTTTCTAATTCTGCCTGCTTT